AGGAATGTGGAAACACATGGCAAGGATCATTGGCGAGGTTAGACCCAGATACGCTTTTGTGGAGAACAGCCCAATGCTCACTACTAGAGGACTTGGAGTTGTCCTTGCAGACCTTTCCACGTTGGGGTTCGATGCAAAATGGGGCGTTGTATCTGCTGCCGACGTTGGTGCAAACCATCAGCGTGAAAGAATTTGGATCAGAGCCGAACAACGAAACTTTTTTTCACACACCAACCACAACAGGGTTGGACGGGGGCAGCAATGGTCGAAAAGCATTGAAGAAACGGTTGCAATTGCCGACTCCAGATGCAAGTGCAAGAGGCCCAACAAAAAATTACGATCCCAAAGCAAAATCTCAGTCGGGCAGAACCTTACAAAGTTTTGTGGCGAAATGGCCAACACCATTGAGTACGGAACACAAAGCCAATCGTCAAACACGGGAAAATCATCAGAATGGATTGACTCAAGCGGTATTGGCAACAGAAACTGGTGGACAACTGAACCCAACGTGGGTCGAGTGGCTAATGGCATTTCCGCTAGGGTGGACAGACTTAAAGCCATTGGTAATGGACAGGTCCCTTTATGTGCAGCAACAGCATGGGAATTATTGAAATGAAAAACGACACAACAATATCTATCCGCATACCATCCGAGATACGGCAGCAGCTAGAAGACCTAGCAGCAGAGAACTGTCGCAGCTTGGGCGGTCAGGCTTTGCATTTCCTAAAGTTATCTCTGAGTAACATAAATGTTACCTCCGAGCCAAAAAGTATCCTAAAAGATACAAAGCAAAAAGTATCACGCCCGCATGATGTTTTAGCGCAAACATGGTTGGATTACATGGAAGTCCGTAGGGCTAAGAAGTCTCCCATTACCGAGTCAGCTATCAACCAACTACGGGCAGAGGCAGACAAGGCAGGATGGTCTCTAAACGAGGCTGTTATGGAGTGCTGTAGTAGAGGATGGCTAGGGTTTAAGGCTGAGTGGGTAAACAAGGCGGGTAAGCAACAGGCGCTAGAGAACTCTAACCAACAGGCTGCGGAGGCTTTTATAAATGGTTGACGAAGATAAAAAAGAGTTTGCTCAGTTTATGGGCGGTATGTTTGCTGTCTACGGCAAGGAAGTTAGCACCATGCTTCTGCGTATATGGTTTGAGGCTCTGCGCCAGTACGACCTGAAAGCCGTAAAGGATGCACTAGCTCGCCATCTGCTTAACCCCGATAACGGACAATTCCTACCCAAACCTGCGGACGTTGTAAAACTTATCGGTGGTACTAATATTGATACTGCCCTGCAAGCCTGGTCGCTCGTAGACAAAGCCATCCGCTCTGTCGGCACATACCAAAGCGTACAGTTTGCAGACCCGATTATCCACAAGGTCATACAAGACATGGGTGGGTGGGTGCATCTTGGCAAGAAAGGGGAAGATGAGTGGGCGTTTGTGGCTAAAGAGTTTCAGACCCGCTACAGGGGTTTAAAGACCACAGGAGCACCGATAGAAGCACCGCAGGTACTCGTGGGTATCACAGACCAACAAAACGCTCTAGCGGGCGTTAATTTCAAATCTAAGCCAATCCTGATAGGACAGCGAAATGACACCATCCGCACGCTCGATAGCACTCATGAAGTCCCTCGGTTATCAGGTAGCTAATTGCGACCATTACAACTACTTCACCAAGCGTAGGCATGATCTGTACGGCTGTATTGACCTGCTCTGCATTGGTAACGGAGAGACGGTAGCGGTACAGGTTACGAGCAAGTCCAATATGTCTAGCAGGATTAAGAAGATTGAGGCGAGTGATGCTTTCCCTGAGATGCTACGGTCAGGATGGCGGGTGCTAGTACAGGGATGGTCAAAAAACGCTAAAGGACGGTACGAAGTAAAGGAGTTTGAGTTTTAAGTCTATTAGGGAAAGTCCCTATATACGCATAAAAGACACAGATTTACAGTTACATCACCTTAACCAAGGAGCTAGACCATGAAAACAATAGAACTTTACGATGCTGCACTCTACGCAATTGCCGCTTTTGCCTTTGGCGCTTTGTTTGTACTGGAGCTGCTATGAACCTCGAAACCAATGTCCGCATTATGCAAGCGTTCTCAGACGGTAAGTACCCGATCCGTGACGCAGAATTTTGGGCTGAACACATGAGCGATAAGCACTTTGTTATGGACTTGCTAAAGACCATTTCCGAGGCTTACTACAGTCCCGACCCCGCAATTGGCGAGATGTTAGACAAAATCGAAGCAAGAATCTATCAGGTGACAAAATGAAAGCAATAGCACAAGCGTTTGTTAAGGCAAAGCGAGAGTTTGCCCCAGCACTTAAAACATCTGTTAACCCACACTTCCGTAGCAAGTATGCCGATCTAGCTGCCTGTTTGGAGGCTGTAAACGATGCTCTCCTAAATAACGGTATTGCTGTATATCAAGAAACTTCTATGTGCGATAGCGGAGTAGTTGTAGAAACAGTATTCTTGCACGAGTCAGGCGAGATGCTTAAAGGCGGTATGTTGCACGTTCCCGCTAGTAAGCAAGACCCACAGGGCTACGGTAGCGCATTGTCGTATGCAAGACGCTACAGCATTATGGCGGCTTGTGGTATCGCAGGTGAGGATGATGACGGTAACGCAGCGTCCAGGCAGAAACCTACGGTAGATGTAGAGGTAGCGGTCAAGGCGATCCAATCAGCCGTAGACTTAGATTCACTCAAGACCCACTTTTCAGGCGCTGTAAAGCTGTTTAAAGGCGATACAGAGGCATTTGCAAAGGTCAATGCGGCTAAGGATGCTCGCAAGGCTGAACTGTTAGCAAAGGTGGCAGAATGATCGAGCAAGGGTCAGATGCTTGGAAACAGCTCCGAGTTGGCAAAGCGACCGCATCTAGAATGACAGATGTAATGTCCTCCATTACAACGGCGGGGTATCGGAATTACCTTGCTGACCTAGTGGTGGAGCGTCTTACGGGCAATAAAACAGAGTCGTTTACCAATGCCGCTATGCAATGGGGAGTAGACCAAGAGCCTCTAGCTCGTGCTGAATACGAGGTTAAGACGGGTAGCTTTGTAGACCAAGTTGCCTTTGTCGAGCACCAGACTATCCCTATGTTCGGATGCTCACCGGACGGGTTGGTAGGCGAGGACGGGCTAATTGAGATCAAGTGTCCCAACACGGCTACGCATATAGATTACGTTATGCAGGACAAAGTACCCACAAAGTACATCCCGCAGATTCAATGCCAACTAGCAGTTACAGGTCGTAAGTGGTGTGATTTCGTAAGTTTCGACCCAAGACTGCCGGATGGCTTACAAATACTAATTGTCCGTTTAAACAGGGACGATGAGTATATCGAGAAGTTGCAAGACCGAGTAATTAAGTTTTTAGACGAAGTAAATAGCGCCGTTAACGGCTTAAAGGAAAAAATGAAATGAGTATCGTTTACGAAGTAATGGCTAGTACCGGATCGTACACAGACAAGAACGGTCAGGAGAAGCGCCGTTGGCTAAAGTGTGGGATTGTTATGAACACCAAGACAGGCGGTCTAGCACTCAAGCTAGAGGCTATTCCTGTAGGGTCAGACGGATGGTTCAGCTTGTTTGAACCTAAAGCTAAGGACGAGCAGCCACGGCAGCGTCAAGCAAGCATTGCAGACGAACCAGACGATACGCCTTTTTAGGGGATAAACATGAGCCATTGGCTAATCGCAGCGACCGGAGTTGCCTACCTATGGGTAAGTATTGAGCAATTCCACAAAGGCAATATGAGCACCGGAATGGTTTGGGCAGGTTATGCGTTTAGTCAAATCGGCTTGTGGAGGCTTGCATCGTGAAAGAGTCACGCCTAAAACTTATTGCACATAGTGCTGATTGCAATATTAACGGTTACGGTTATTGTGATTGCGGCGCAGACCCTAATAGATATTTGAACGAAAAAGATGTTAAAGACATTGTTGATAGTTATAAGGAAGTAATAGCTGACTTAGAAGCTATGGTTGCAATGAAAAAAATCATTGAGAAAACAGGAAGCAACAAAACAAACAAAGAATGGAATGGATTAACAGAAATTGAAGTAAACCAAGTTTTTAAAGATTGGTTGGCGTACAGCGAAAAAAACAAAACTGACAATTTAAGAATTTTTGTTTTGCAAATTGAAGCCAAGCTAAAGGAAAAGAACACATGACTAGACCACAGAACTGCGGCTCAGGCTTTTGTAGCTGCGTAGAGTGCCCATACGAGCCAAGCACTAAAGCTAACGATACCCAAGTAGGCGGCACACATTACAGAAACAAGATTCAGCCTTGGGATTACATAATTGCTTGCGATTTAGATTTTTTTGAAGGAAACGCACTAAAATATTTAACGAGGTGGAAACAAAAAGATGGCGTAAAGGATTTAAAAAAATGTATGCACTATTTAGAAAAAATAATAGAGCGTGCGGAGAATGGAGATTATGGCGATGTCAAGACTGATTGACATAACTGGTCAAAAATTTAAGTATTTAGTTGTGTTGTCTAGACACGGCTTAGATTCAACCAAAAAAACAACCTGGCTTTGCCAATGTGATTGTGGCAAAAAAGTTGTTTGTACAGGATTAAATTTAAAGTCTGGCAATAGCAAAAGTTGTGGATGTAAAAAGCATTTAAAAGGTCTAGAAAACCCGAGGACAATTACAGACCCAGAAAGGCTTAAAGAAAAAAAAAGAGCATTAGGTACTGTTAAAACGTGGCGCAAACAAGTACTTAAAGCAAACCCGTTTTGCATTAAATGCGGTTCTAAAGAAAATTTACACGTTCATCATATTGTAGGTTTTGCAGATTCATTGCATTTGAGAACAGACCCTAACAACGGAACAACATTGTGCAAAACTTGCCACATGGATTTTCACATCAAATACGGACGTAGGACAGGGTTTTCAGAAGCAGATTTAAACGAGTTTCTTGGTGGCACACATGAGCGAGCACCAATTATGAGTACGGAAGACGCAGTAAATGGAATGGAAGCAATAATTATTGCTTACGTTACCCGATATAAGGGTAAACACGGGGTAGAAGATTTACAAAAAGCTAGGCATTATCTTGATAAGTTAATAGAGACACTTACGGAGGATGAATCATGGGCAAAGCAGACAAAATAAAGACAGCAATAGAATTTTTGCAAACGGGTAGCAAGCTAGATATAACGGCAGCTATTGCAATCTTGCAGTCTATTCGTGATTCAGACGATGCGTGTACAAACTGTATCAGCCCTCGGGAATGTGAGTTTAACGACCGATGCCAAAAGGGTGATAAGTTGAGATGAGAGCCTCAGAGATGCAAGAATTGCTTAGAGGGTGCAGACAATTCATTGCGCTCTTGTGCGATGAGTTTGAGCTTGAATATCCACTAGAACTGTTTGCGGAAATTGCCGTAGCGTTAGGCGAAACAAATGATTAAGAATACGCACCCGTTGTGCTTTGACAGTTTGGCGCAATATAACCTGTGGAAAGCAGCCGCTAGGCAGAGTAATCCAGGCGGCTCGCATATCTGCGCTGACTGTACACCGGAGTATCAGGCAAAGATGATAAAAGACCAAAGATGTGCAAAACCTTTGGCGAGGTTTATCAAGCAAGATGGCGAGCTTGTGGGGAAAGCCAAATGGAGAGAGTAAAGTTTACCCTTACCGCAGACAGGTCTATGGTTAAGCACATTATAGACATATCACCCGATGGGTGGGTTGTAGAGGTGCGAGAGCCTAGCCGTACAAAGGATCAGAACGCCCTGTATTGGGCTACTTTGCATGACCTGTCGGAGAATGTAAAGATAGACGGTAAACAGTATTTGGCTACCGTTTGGCATAAATACTTTAAGGAAAGATTCCTGCCTGGGCGCATCATAGAGCTACCCTACGGTCATATCGTGGAAGCCGAGCCTAGTACGGCAGACCTTACGAAAGAGCAGTTTAGCGAGTTTATAGAGCAGGTCATGGCGTTTTATCACTCAAACAAGGAATGATTATGAAAACAATACTAGCCATTGCGCTAATAGTATCCAGCACCACAGTCTACGCTCGGTGCTTTTCGTCTACCTTTGTAAACGGCTACAAGGTAACTGTGTGTACAACTTGCTGCACACCAACAGGATGTATGACTACCTGCCTATGACACACAATACTTACTCTATGGTGCTTAAGGTTGTTACGGAACAAAGCCCCATAAACTCCGAATCCGTAGCTAGGAACTTTGAGCTTGCACCAGGTCACATACAGCAAATCTTGCGTAATTTGCACCAAGCCAGGCTCATATATGTAAAGGAGTACCGTCCCGACAAGCGTAATTGCTTGCGCCCTTGGTATTCAGCAGGAGACGAGATGGATGCTGAGAAGCCTCCTGTTAAGTACGCCACGGAGCGCAGAAAGGAAAGACTGTTAGCCGCTAAGCAACCATTTACCCCACGCAGGGACGTAGCCTCGGTATGGATGACGCACCTATAGATACTTGGTCGGAGGAGTGGCGGCTAGAGTGTGAGGCACGCCATGTATTAGGTCTAAAGGACAAAAAGTCTCGTACTGCCTACTTGGGCAGGATTAGAACTAAACGTGGCGATCAAGCCGCAGAAGTATTAGAGGGAGCTGTGTATCGTGCGTGGAAACTATCGAAACAAGAAACTGCTTGAGGTTGTCAGACAGTCACCCTGTCAGCATTGCGGAGCAGAGGACGGGACAGTTTGCGCTGCACACAGTAATTGGGCAGAGGATGGGAAAGGTATGGGGATTAAGGCTCACGACTACAAGATAGCAGCATTGTGCTTTAGGTGTCATTCAGAGCTAGACCAAGGTAAAACCATGAGCAAAGACGAACGTAAACATTTGTGGCAAAATGCACACAATTCTACTATTGCCTGGCTGTTTACCTCGGGGAAGATAAAGCTATGAGCTTAAAAGACAGACTTGTTAACTGGTCGTTTGCCATGCAGGGTGCTACTGGTCCACAGCCAGATAACCATTGTAGGTCTGCCGAGCGTATGTATACGCCCGAGACGGGATCGGTTTGGGATGAAGAGCCGGAGGATAAGATTGAGCCAGATGTGCTCGATGCTAACTTAGTAGAGGTAGCCGTGTGTGGATTGCGTACGGATTTGCGTACGGTTGTAAAAGCACGCTATATTAGTTTTCCGTACCACAACATAAACCATGTGGCGCACTTTGTAAGAATGTCACCAAAAAAGTTTACAAACAACTTGGAAGAAGCACACCGCAGACTATCCAAGAAACTAGGAGAGCACGATGGAAGCTAGATTATTAACAGATAAGGACTTCGTATATACGCCAATCGGCACTTGTATTACAAAGCGTTGGCGTACATACGGTTGGATTCCTGCTTCGGAAGATGTAGATATTGTTAAGAAATGGCAACAATATCAGACAATCCCAAACAGAGAGCTTAGCTAGTTTTATCGTCTTTTGCTTTGTATTTCATTTCTGCTATTTTTTCCAGCCCTCGTGATCCAAAATAAAAACCGAAAGCAAGTTGGCCCCACTGACCTAGCAACATTGTGTACGATTCGTTTGTATCCATATCAAACGTACTCATCAGCGCAAACATAATATATGCTGAAAACAACGCACACAGGCTCAACGGACGAATGTTTTTGGATAGCCACGAATCCGATGCCATATCAGCCACATGGCGCTTAGTTAGCTCTTGCTGTTCCTGTATGTCAGCCTGAATCTTTTGCAATTCACCGTTC